TTGGCGTCTCCTGACAAGTTCGTGTAGTGGCTGAAAAACGCGCTTAGCACCGGCATGTACTCGGTCACCGGACTGCCCAAGAGGTTACCTTTCATCCTCATGTCAATGTCCTTAGTCCTAATACCTTCGGTGCAAAACGCTTGCTTACACATGATGCGCAGAGGCGACGGGCTCAGCAACCATTTGTCCTGTCCAATCTCGTCATGGACGGGAATGAACTCAGATGAACAATAAGTTGGTGCCACATTGCTCCACTTCAATTTGGGTACTAACCCCATCGCTCGGATGTGCTGTTCCACATGGACTAGAAGTTCAGCTTCCAGAGTCCTAGGAACACGCAATGCGATGAGGTTGTCATCCCCCAAACCTATCATGTAAAACTCAATTTCAATGCCGTGAATGGCCGCAAAAGATTTGATGGCAGAACCATGAGCCACGAAATTTACGAGAGTATTACCAATGGATGTGTTTTGGTCGCCACTCTTGCGTGTATAATGACACTTGTAAGAGTGGTAACGACTAAAACCAAAGGTATCTCTCTGCTGAACGAACGCGTGTTTGGCATCCGGAAATCCAGGGATAGTTCTATAGAAGAAATGCTCGATTTCCCAACATCCTTCTCCTTGGGTGGAGTCGTACGCTGAGAAATCATCTTCCAAAAATCTAAACCCGGCGTCCTTCATGTCGCCAAACCACTCCCCAAGAATCTCCGGAGTGGTCCCACTCGTGTACCCATAACGCGGCCAGTTTCTCATACCAGGGGAATAAGATTCTGCCGCCTCTAAGAAGGGCGCACTGAGGGACTCACTAATAAACTTGAAAAATGGTCCGGTCACAATGTTCATTTCGGGCGTCAGCAGTCCTTGTATTAACCTCGGGGCTTTACTCGCCAATGTTTCTTCGTAACTGGGAGGAATTTGCACCTCAGCCTTCAAAAAAGACTGTCGATGGTGCATCTTCTGAGAACGCCAGTTAACGGAGTCCCAATTGTTGAGAGCCCTCAAATATCTGTCACGCTTGGCCTTAGTTTGGGTGTGAATCCAGTCCTTCTTAGATAGGTACCTGGCTGAATCGAAACCGCTCTCCAGCTGTTCCAAAATTTCACTCCCAAC